GAAGAACCCAGATTGGAATCATCGCAGCACTTAAGGGCAACATCTCTAAAGAAGATCGTCTGCGCTTAGAGTTGCAGTTGGCTCTTGCTACAGAAAACGTGTCAGAAGTTGAGAAACTAGGAAAACAACTAGCAATTTCTCAAGGATTAGGTACGGACTTGGCTAAGTTTTTAACTAGCCTTCCATCTGCTAAGAATCCTTTTGAGGCATGGAAAGGCTTTCTTGATGGTCTAGAGGCGCAAGCTGCTCGTATTGCTAACATGAAACCACAGATGGGTAACTTCCAATTTACAGTTCCAACTGGAAACTTTACCTACGGACAGGGCAACCCACTTAACACAGATGTATTCGTTGATCCAAGAGGCGTTGGTGGCGCTGGTGGCTCAACAGTCGTTGTCAATGTCGCTGGGTCAGTCACCACATCCCAGAATCTTATAGACGAGATTCGTGGCGGGCTTAACGTAGCTGCACTCTCTGGCTCATCCGCTAACGTAGAACGCAGAATCGGCGGCTGGTAATGTCACTTCCAGCAGCCATAAACGTATCCTTTGACTTCTCAAGCGGAGCGACCTTTGGTACAGGCTTTGTCATTGGAGACCCAACCTACGGAGTAATTGGAGTTAGCAGTTTTGGCTCTGATGCCACAATCATCCCAGTAGTTGATCTAACTCCTAACGTTTACAACATTTCCATCAACAGAGGGCGCAACATCATGCGCGATACCTACGAGGCTGGCAACGCCACAATCCGAGTATTAGACCCTAACTCTGACTTCAACCCACAGAACACAGCATCGCCTTACTTTGGCAAACTAGCACCACTTCGCAAGATTCGTGTATCTGCTACAACTGCCACTACAAGCTCATGGCTCTTCAGCGGTTATGTGCAGGATTACAAGTACACCTACCCACAGGGGCAAGAAACTGGCTATGTGGACATCATTGCTACAGATGCTTTTCGCCTATTCAACATGGCTAACGTGCAGACAGTTCCAGACACAGCAGCAGGGCAGGACACAGGCACACGCATAGGCAAGATTTTGGACTACATCGAGTTCCCTTCTTCCATGCGCTCTATCTCGACAGGGCTTAGCACCTGCATCGCTGATCCTGCTACAGCCCGCACAAGCCTAGAAGCCATGAAGAACGCAGAGTTCTGCGAGGGCATGGGCGCTTTCTATATGGATGCAGAAGGTACTGCCGTCTTTAAGAACCGCACCGAGGTAGTTGAGTCAATCGGCACAACTCCTACCCAGTTCAATCAGACCACAGGTATCCCATACAAGAACCTTCAGTTCGCCTTTGATGACAAGCTCATCATTAACGATGTGACCTTCACCCGCTATGGCGGCGGCACAACGCAGGAAGTATTCGATAACGACTCCATTGCCAAGTACTTTCCACACAGCCTTAATCGCCCTGACCTTGTGGCACAGACAGACGATATTGTCTTAAACGTAGCGCGTGAGTATGTGGCAACTCGCAAGGAAACCACTATCCGCATAGATGCGATGACAGTTGATTTGCTGGATACAGCAGTACCAACAGATACCATGATTGGGCTTGATTATTTTGACAATGTAGAGATAACCAATGTCCAGCCTGATGGCTCGACTATCGTCAAAACGCTACAGGTTCAAGGGCTAAAGTGGGATATAACTCCCAACAGAATGACAGCAACAGTAACAACGCTCGAACCTATTGCGGATGGCTTCATCGTTGGCAGTAGTCTTTTTGGTATAATCGGCACATCTATATTGAGTTACTAGGAGAAAAATGGCAGCAGGACTAGGCTACATCGAGTTTAATACAGGAGACGTGCTTACGGCTGCCCAAGCCAACGGGTACCTAGCCTCACAGGTTGTGATGGTATTTGCTAGCGCAGCAGCTAGAACGTCTGCCATCGCAAGCCCACAGGAAGGGATGATTTCCTACCTTAAAGATACAGACGTAATTCAAGCATATTCTGGATCGGCGTGGGTTACAAAATCTGGAAGCTCACCTTTAACAACTAAGGGTGATGTTTATACATATTCAACAACCGATGCTCGCCTTGCAGTTGGCGCAAATGACACAGTTTTAACCGCCGACAGTTCTACCGCGACAGGCTTAAAATGGGCTGCGCCAGCAGCAAGCGGCGGCATGACTTTGATTAGCACAACATCTTTAACTGGAGCATCAGTTACTCTATCTTCAATTCCTCAAACATATAAAAACCTTTACATTGTCGTCCAAAACTTTCAAGGAGATGCCAATGACAGGCAGCTACAGATGCGCTTTAATAATGACAGCACAGCAAGCCGACATTATACTCAATACACCACTGGCAACCAAGAAGGTGTAGCTTTTAATGCGGCTCAAGTAATTCTAGTAGCGGGTCAGCACACCACATCTGCAAATGGATTAGCCGTTGTGGAAATCCCAAACTACACAAATACTGCAAGTTGGAAAATAGCCCGAAGTTTTGCTATAAGTAATAACTTTACTACAAGTACAAATGCCAATACGAGTATGAATCTAGTTATATACAATCAAACGGCAGCAATCACATCACTTGGATTCTTGATAAGCGCAGGCAATTTTGACGGCGGTACAATTCTACTTTATGGAGTGAACTAATGACTACTACAAAACCACAGGTTAAAATTGTCAATGTTGAAACTGGCGAGGAAATCGTCAGAGATGCTACTACTGCTGAGTTAGCTCAAATGAAATTAGATGCTGAAAATGCAGCTAAGCAACTAGAAGAAGCCGCAGCAAAAGACGCAGCTCGTGAGGCACTCTTAAATCGTCTAGGCATTACTGCTGATGAGGCGAAGCTCTTACTGGCATGACACCCAAGTTATGCAAAGCAGGGCAACAGTTGAGGCTTCAAGTTGACGATTCATACATCGACCGCGATAAGTCCAGCGATGGCTGGGTCGGCAATCTCGCTCATTCGCTTAATCGTTCTGACCACAATCCTGATTCAGCGGGCATCGTCAGAGCCATTGACATTGACAGGGATTTATCTGGTAAAGCAAAGCCCGACCTCATGCCATATCTTGCAGATCAGATACGACTTGCAGCGAAACGTGGAGATAAGAGAATCTCTTACATCATCTTCAATGGTCGCATCGCATCGTCTCGCATGGGGTGGCGTTGGCGCAAGTATTCTGGAATTAACCCGCATATTAAGCATTGCCATATTTCTTTCACTAAGAAGGGCGATTCAGATGATTCGTTCTTTAATATCCCAATGATAGGCGGCACAGCATGAACATGAAGAACCCAGCAATCCTGACAGCAGGTGCTTTTCTAGCAGCGTGGGGTGCATCTAACTTTGCACTCGACTATCGCTCAATCCTTTGGGCTGTATTAGCGGGCGTATTCGGGTACGCGACTCCTAAGAAATGAGCGCGGCAGACCTCGCAGCTTGGGCTGTAGGAATTGTTACAGTCCTCGGTGGCGTGGCTGCTTATACCCAGTTCATGATTAAGCATTACTTAAACGAGTTAAAGCCTAATGGCGGCTCATCTATCAAGGATCAGGTCAATCGCCTTGAAGTGCGTGTCGATACCATAATCGAGATGTTAGGTAAGTAACACTTATCTCATGGCTAAGAAGAAGGTCATCGACCTAGACACTTATAACGCACTAGATCAGTATGCCATTTCCATGCACGAGTTCTACAAGGCGCTACGCAGAGCAGGTTTCGCGGTGGATATGTGCCTAGCCATTATTGTAGAACGTAGCGCATACCCTGATTGGGTTCTGCCAGAGCTGCCTAATCGAATAGACAATATCCCCTACGAAGATGAGGATGACGATTAAGCGAATCGTAATACTGTCAGACCTGCAAGTGCCTTTCGAGGACGTGCATGTCACACGCAACATCGCTAAGTTCTTACAAACCTTTAAGCCAGACCAAACTGTCACCATCGGCGATGAGATTGACTTCCAGACTATAAGCAAGTGGTCAGAAGGTACGCCTCAAGCCTATGAGCAAAGCCTTGGCGATGATCGTGACCGATGCGTAGAGCTTCTCTGGGAACTAGGCGTTACAGACTGCATCAGGTCTAACCACACAGACCGCCTTTACAACATCATCATGAAAAAGATTCCATCATTCCTATCCTTGCCAGAGCTTCGATTCGAGAAGTTCCTCAAGTTCGATGAGCTTGGCATAACCTTCCATAA